CCACTCCTCTAAGTCTATGTTTACTACTCCTCCAGCAGCATATGGCATAGGAATAGGCACTTGATTGAAAGGACCCCAGTTCTGAAGACCTTCTCCGTAATTTATTCCAGATACTGAATCAACGAATTTACCAGTGGGTGGTGGTGGTGGTGGTTGTTTCTTTTTACTATCAGATTCTAATACGTCTAGATAGTCTTCAAATGAATCGAGTACACCTTTAGGTTTTCCGTTAGGGTCAGCCATGCTATCTCCCTAGAAATATAACTGTCGTGTTCGTGGTGCGTATGTACTTGTATATCCAGCTCCTCTCATCTGAGGAGACATAGATGTATATCTTTCCATGAATGGATTCGTATCTTCAAGCCAAGTATAGAACGGGGTATAATCTCCCTGTTTACCTTCCCTGACTAAATTTCCTAGGTTTCCCAAGTACTGATTATATATATCCGAGAAGCTACTCTCATATGTACGTTGAGCCGCAGGGGATTTTAATCCGTATCTTGCCGACTGGTCATAGCCGGGTTGGTCGCTATAGTAAGCCGCCTCTGGGCTAAACTCAAGAAAACCCATCCAGCCTGTACCAGTAGGACCAAATCCACCCCACGCTTCTTGTGGATCAAATCCTTTGCCTAATAATCCATTGGCCATTATGACCTCCAGTTAGCAAACGCAGAAGCACCTGGTCCCATTTGACCGGGTTGAGTACTAAATCCACCGCCTGCCATATAATTTTGTACTAATCCTAATCCTGTGGATCCTGGATTAGCCAACAGATATGCATTCATCTGTTTCTCCAAAGCATCTCTTCGGAACTTATTCATAGGGTTCCACATATCTTGACCCGACAGTCCTTCTGCACCAAATATTGTAGCTTTTGCATCTTCCAAATCCAGAGAACGCAACACATCTCCTCTACCTACATGCCATCCGGGATCACCTTCTACTCCACCTACTGCTATATTAGCAGCAGTAATAGCCGCAGCTCTATCTGCCATATTTTTATCTGCCCATCCTTCTACTCCCGGTGTCCATCCACTATAGTCAGTCCAAGTTTCTCCTACACCTCTAGTCGTATCTGCACCTGGTCCATGAACTGTACCTTGATATATCCACTGACCAGGATCATTCCAGTTTTGGACATTGGGCCAAAGCTCGAACTGTGTTGGTGTCTGTGTCCTCGTCAGAGGCATTCCTGTCGAGGGATCTACTTGACCACCTATATTTTGCCATTGATGCCTAATAGGGTTAGTCGTTGTTGTTACACCCGATCCCATAAGTGCACCGCCCTTACCCCAATTAG